CGGCGGCGCCGCCGTCACCTGCTTCATGAAATAGCCGAGACCGCCCGTGAACTTGTTGCCGAAAATCTGAACCAGATAGCCGCTGGCGTCGTAGGTGGATGTCGATGATGTTTCCGGCGGCTGAAACGAATGCACCCCGGTCTTGTAATTGATGATCTGATCATGAACGAAATCGTGCGAGTTCTGCGTCATCTGCAGATATTGCTTGACCGTCTGCGTATAACGCTGCGTCTGGCCCTTCAATGTCTTCTGATCACTTGCCGTCTGGCCGCTGCCGCCGCTGCTGCCACTGCTGCTTCCGCCCGATGAGCTGCTCGATTGCTGCTGCTGCGGCGGCGGCGCCAACTGCAGCTTGAGCTTCTTATCGGTACGGCCGGTCATGAACATGCCGTCAGTGTTGAAATGCAGCTGATGCTGCAGATAATCGAACATCGCGACATCGCCCTTTTGCAACTCTTTCAGGCGATAACGTCGATCGTCCATCACGCCACAGATCGGCAACGAACGGCTGCCGCCAATATACGAAGCGAAACCTTCGGCGCACTCCAGAAGCTGACCGTCCATCGCCTTGGTCGCGTCCCGCACCACTGACGTGAAGCCATAATTCTGCGGCCCCTCGATTCCATTACGACTTTCACCCTTCATGAAATTGCCTGCCACCTCCTGCATCAGCTTGCTGTCATCAACCGATGCAATCGTCATGCGCGCGCCTCCCGCGCTGTAGGAACGATGCAAAGTGTTGGCTGGCGTCGATCGGTGCATTGATGATCTCTTTAGAACACAAACGGGTTGAACGGCCAAAGCGGATCAGACGGCGCGGGCGGTCCAATTGGTACCAAATTCGGATCGACCGCAGGCGCGGCCGGATCGCCCGGCGGCGCTGGCGGCGGCGTGGTCGGCGGCGCCGTATCGGTTCTCGCCGCTCGGGAATCCGGAATCGACCACTTGCTGTTGAGACCTTGCGGCGTCGTCAACTCCAACAAGGTTTGCGAACCGTTCGAATTATCCTGCGTCCATGTCACGGTTTTGATCTTGAGCTGCTGATTGTAAAGCATCGCCATCGGCGAATACACGATCACTTCGTCACCGGCCTGCCACAGCGTATGCCCATACGCTGGTCCTAGTTGCTGTCTCGCGATCGATGAAAGACCGAAGCCCGGTATCATCGACGTCGGCAGCGGCCGAAACCAGCCGTAGACCGTGATGGTGGCGTCGATCTTGGTGACGTCCTCATTCCACATCTTCTCGGTCAGGGCGCGTGTCGACAATTCACTGAGCGACCAGACCGGATGCTCCATCGCCGTCAGCAGAATGCTGTAGCGAAACAACGAGCCGGGTATTCGGGCTTCCTGCTCGCTGGCGTCGCGACCGTATTTTGGATCAGACGCCTTCGACGATCCGCGAACGATGAAATCCGAATATGCGGTCTCGCTGCTGATCACACACTGGCATTTCTTGATGTTGATGCCCTCGACCAGCTCAGCGCTTGCAGGCCAATCATGCTCGCCAATGAACAGAAATTTTCCGTTCGGCAAATTCGAGATGATGATCTTGCGATCACGCGCCAGACTTTCAAGAAACTGCCCGATGGTCTCACCCACTCCCGGTGTAGCGCCGCTTTCGAATGGCGTCATGTCGATGGCGCCAACCGTTTCATAGCCGACGCCGGTCGGCGCCAGGATCGTATCGGCGATTTGCAAAAAATTTTTGCCGCCGAAGTCGCTGGTCGCATGCTCAATGCTTGACCGGTTGGCGAACCACGAAGCGCTGACGCCTTGCAGCTGCACCATGTGCTGTTCGGCGTCATAGGCGACTTGCCGGGTGATGATCACGCCATCGATCACCTGAATGCCGCCCAGATAAATCTGCACCAAGGTGCCCGGTGCAAACTGCAGCACCTGTCCCGGCAACGGATACGGCTCACGCTCGGCACAAGTGAACCTGAATTGTGAAAACGGCTCGTTCCAACACCACCGTATCCAGACCGTCTCCCAATCCTCGAAAATCTTGCCGCCGACAATCAGAGTGGCAATCTCGCTGATGCCGCCATCCTGATCAATTCGCACCAGATCAGGACGCGTCACCATGTGCGCCAGAATAGCGGCACTGTCGATAACGCTATTAGGGTACAGCGATGGTGGATTATAAACTGGCGCGGTTGTTACAGTGGTATCGGACATACGAGCTTCTCAAGCAGACATCGCCACGCCGTCACGCAAGCAAAATGCCGGATGCACAATTTTATTCTCGTTGCGCAGCTCGTCGGCACGGCTGGCATCGGCATAAAGCCGATGCGCCAGCGTCACGCTCGGCAATACCAGATTAAAATGATAGGGAAGCATGCGCGGCAATGGCCGCGCAGTTTCCACCAGATGCATCGACATCGCAGCATGCAGCTTCAGCACCGCGCGCCATGTCATCGAATCCATCTGGTCCGCAAGCTCTTCCTCCATGTCGTCAAAAGCGGCGTTGATGACGATCCTGACTAGATCGACGTCTTGTCGGCTGACGAACACCATATCGGCGATGACGTATCCTTCAGTGGTAAACGCCAATTCGATCAATGTATCCTTGGTCATGATCGCGCCGACCGACACAGCAGGCTGCTCCGCCGCAACAAGTCGCACATTCTCGATCTGGGAAAAACTAATGCCGTTTTGATATGCCAGCATGAAGCATTGCAGCAGCGGCACTTCGATCATGTCATATTGCAGCATCTCCAGTGCGTAGGTCTTGGCTTTGCCGACGGCCGTACGTAAATCGAGGCCGGGGCGCCCTTGCGTCGGCGCCCAACTCAGCAACTCGTCGAGCGTGGCATTGACAATCGACTGCGCCTCGATCGCATCGGCTTTGAACATCGGCGCCATCTCCTTGTTAAAATGTGAGCGGTCCCATCACGACCGACGCCGATGACGACTTGATCCACCTGTTGAGCAATCCCATCCGAACTGGATTCGTTGCTGGCCCGGTCCAGCGACTGATCAGCTGCATCCTGATCGCGGTCTGCGGACCCACTGGCGCACGTTGCGCCGCCCAAACCGAAGCGACCTGATTTTTCAAGACATCCGACTGCGCGTATAAGTTTTCCGCCGTGTCGGTTTGCGGCATGAACGGCTGCACGCCGGCCTCGACGAACTGCATGTCGAAGACGCAATAGCCGCCGAGCTTCTCGTCTTCGGTCAGCCGGTAGCGCTGACATTTAACCATCATCGGCGCCAATGTCGGCAACTGCAAAACGCCGGGACCGCCCGTCTCCAATCGATCCTGCAAAGCCTTACGCGCAATCCGATAATCGCGCTGATACAGTGACGGTGCCGACGGATCATCATGCGGATACACGATGCAGTAGCCACGAACCGAAAACGCTACGGCACGTTTGCCCATATCCTCCGAATACGGGTCTTCCTTTTTCGGAAATTCGTGGACCACGATCCGACGACCCGATTCACGCGAGCCGGTGTCGACGTGAAACAACTTCCCGTCGAAATGCGCAGGCATCAAGGCGTCGCGCCATAGCGTGTTGGGAAGATCAGTGATGATCATTACGTGCCACCGAAAACGGGCGCCACGACACTCTTGCTGGCTGGTGCCATCTGCGTTTCCTGTTGCACCCTGGTGTCTTTCAACAACCCTTCGCCGCTGGCTGATGCGCGAACGCCGGGCGGCGCGTTGATGTCGACTTTCAACTGACCTTTGCCGGTCACCGTCACGTTCTGCGAATCGCCATCCAGTTTCTTGCCTTCGCCATCCATGATCCCAGCACGGCGACGGGCGGCAGTGAAATCCACCGCCGATGCCCCACCTGCAGCAGCAGCAGCAGCCGTTCCAGTTTTCGCCTCCGGACGCGCACCAAAGAATTTCGGATCGTCCCACATCCTGAGTTCTTCGGCGCGACGCGATGCGAGACCCGGCAAGACACGGCCCTGCGGACCGCCCACATGAACATAGGTGCCGAACAATTTGCGTGCCGTCGCCGTATCGCCAGCCTTGATGGCGGCGCGCAACGCTTCATTCTTCTCGCCGCCACGCTGCGTCCATCCAGTATTGAAGTCGAGCGAGGCCAATGCAATCTTCTGATTGCGCGGCAGATTCGGATTCAACTCATCGATACGCTTCAGACTCCCCGCCAGATAGTCTTCCTCTTCCTTGCGGGCTTGCGGTTCGCTGATCGACGTGCGACCATGCGCCGCCGTCCCATAACCAATCG